CTAGAAAATATAAAATTGATCCTGTTACAGGTAAAAAAATATACGTTTATCCAAATCGAAGGCCTAAGAAGTCTCCACTGGGATAAACAATAAACAATAAGGAGAATGTTATGAGCACAATAGAACAAATTAAAAATGCGGTAGAGGCTTGGATGGCTGAGGACGAGAAGTTTGAAAAAGGCAACAATGCCGCAGGTACTCGAGCTCGTAAGGCTTTAGGAGAATTAGGCAAATTAGTTAAAGCTCGACGTAACGAAATTACTGCTGAGAAGAATGCTCGTAAAGAGGCTAAAGCAGGTTAATGACCTGGCAGTATCAGGGAATTATAATCGAAGTATTACCCGATGACTGTGTTGGTTTTGTATATTGCATATCCAATAACCTCTCGGGTAGGAAGTATATTGGTAAAAAATTAGCTAAGTTTAGTAAAGTAAGTTATAAGGTAGTAAAATTAAAGAACGGTACTAAAAAGCGTAAAAGAATTAAAAGTAAAATAGAATCAGATTGGCAAGATTATTATGGCAGTAATTTAGAATTAAACAACGACGTAGAAAAATTAGGCAAAGAAAACTTCACAAGAGAAATACTTTATTATTGTAAATCGAAGTCAGAATGTAGTTATATCGAAGCTCGAGAACAATTCGATCGTAAGGTATTAGAATCAAAAGATTATTATAACGGACAGATTTCTGTTCGTGTCCATGGCTCCCATATATTAAAAACTTAGGCATGTAGTGAGGTAGTAGGCAAGCACCGGCTAACATCGGGTGCCCGTAAACCTGGATTTTGAATCGCAGGGAAGGAAATCTCTTCGCCTCTAAGAGTACTTAATCAGCATCCTTTACAGGACCACGATCGCAAAACGCCTGCGGTTTGATTATTTGAAAAGAGTGAATATAGGCTAAAAGAGAGGAGAAAATCCTCACGTCTACGAGTATGATAGCGTATATTTGTAGACCGCCGTTGAATGAAGACTGAGCTCGTGGTACCGGTCAACCGCCACTGTAATGCTCTAACGCTGTGTGACATGTTCGAACTCGGATAATGTTTACATTTTGCCCTGTGCGGGCGAAGTGTGACTGAAGAATCTGGATAATGCAATATCATCTACGATGAAATAAATGCTCTGAGCGTGAGCGAAAGAGCTAATGAGCTTTAGCTCATTCTAATAAATAAAACAAATGATAGGAATATACCAATGCGTTTAGAAGAACTAATATTAGAGGATCAAAACCTAGAAGAATTGAATCTAGGAGGACTTTCTAAACCTATGGGATTAGGATCTCAAATAGCATCAAATCTTAAAACATTAGTGCCATTTTCTAATATTAAAGCTAAGGGTCAAGGAGAGTTAGCGGCTGGTAAAGTTGCTAATCGATACATGACCAGTTATCAACAATGGCTAGGTGTTCAAGGTACTCCTGCTACCAAAGAAAATCTTATTGCTTGGCTACAACAACAGGGGTTTGACACAGCTTCTGCAGAAACAATACTTAATAAAACAGTAACACCACAAGTAAAAAAAGAACCCACATTATCACCAGCAGTTGCAAAACCGCAAGCATCTACTACGGCTAATGTAACTCCTTTAAGGAAACCAGCTGTAGCCCAAACCCCTAAAGCCGCTACAGCACCTCAGCCTACTCCCGCAGTTCCTAGAACTGCTACAAGGCGAGTTGCTCCAACTTACAGACAACCGATTAATAAGTCTGCCACTATAGGGGATATTTACGGTAGATATAATCCCTACGCTAAAAATAGAAACGTTAATCTCCCTAACATGGGACAATACAAACGTGGACAAACTACTTCATTAGGAAGTTTACGCGAAGATACAGAAATAGGCAACGATATAGTTAGTAAGGTCATTATGGCCGCTGTTAGAAGTAGTCAGGCCGCTAAAGCACCAACTGCTACAACTCCGACAACGCCTAGTAATGTTGTACCCATGCCAAAAAGAGCACCTACAAGTTCTAAAGAATTAACTCCTGGGCAAGAAGTGGTTGTAAACAATAACAAATATCGTTTAGGGTGGATCGATGCTAACGGTACTCCTGTTTCGAATGAGATAGCTAGAGAAATAACTCGAACAACTCAAGGTGTCGGATTACAAAAAGCCGCAGAAAGCAAAGAAGAATTTTATAGCCAATTTTTAGATTTAGCTCTTTAGAAAAAGGGCATGCCTGTTTCTTTAGCTGTTTCTAAATTACCTTGTATTATCTTACCCACAATTTCTCTCTCATCGTAAGTTAGCATATGAGTTTCAGTATAACTAATTCCGCCTCGCATAAACCAAGTAATTTTTAATAATTCTTCTTTGAAGGCTTTTACATCTTGTTCGTATTCTTTTATAAGATCTTCAATACCTTGATGATCAAGTTGTAAAAGCCTTAGACGAAAAAAGTTGAAGCATCAAATGTAATAGGAACTTCTACTGTATCGCCTGTAAATCCTACTTCACGCATTTCATCTGTAACTGCAACTTCAATAGGTTTAAGGCTGTTTTGTTCTCTAAGTTTATCTAAATGATCTTGTATTTTATTAAAAATATCTTTGTCTGCATTATCAATAAACTCTTGTATGTGTTGAATATCTGAGGTACTACCACTAATAGTGTCTATTTTATAAATGCTTTTAGTAACAGTTCCCAGTGTAACCGTAGTTAATTTTGCAAAACTTTCTTTGAATAACTTTAATTTTTCTTCTTCTAACATGTTATCGTCATTAACAATCTGCATGATTTTTTGTGTTTCAAAGGTCTGTAGTGCCGAACTTGATAATTCTTTATATGTTAATGGTTTAACAAATACAGTCATTTTGTCGTTTATAGCCACTGTATTATTCCAAGCAATTTGATTTATTAGTTGATCCATGACCCGTCTAAGATCCATTTGATATTCTAATTCTAGGTCTGATCCAAATTTAACAGGAGTTGTCATCATTTCTCCGTACGTGGCTATTCTTATAGCCACCAAAATAACATCTAAATCTATTGTAGGGCAGTCCCAAGCATTTTTAATATTAGGAACGCAGTTTTGTATAACATCTACTACTGCTTGACCGTTCATCAATGCATCTGGAACTTTTAATAATAATTCGTCTCGAGCAGTCATACTATATACTGGATATTCTTCAGTGGCAGATACTTCTAAGCTTTCTGTTGGCCAAAATTGTCCTTTACTGGGCAATGTTATATAGATTTTTGGCTGACGTATAAACGACATCAACGGATTGGGTAACGGTATTTGCTTTTGATCCATGGGTTTATCCTCGATAAATAAGTTGAGATAATAGTATTCTTCAGTTATTTATCTACGCAGTTAACCACGGAAAAACAATGGCAGACGTAACAGGTTCGATACAAGGTGCAGACGGCGAAAAAGGAATAGTCCTTAATAATGCGGCCACCGAAGCTACGTTACGACTGCTTCTACAAAGTAGCCTTGCTTCTAATAAACAAAATCTAGACCAACTTAGGAAACTAGCCAAAGACGGTGGTATCTTTGATGGTGCCGCCATGGCCAACGTTAACGATGGAATGGGTAGATTAAATCCTACCGTACGATCATCGACATCGGTATTAATAGCATTTGAACAAGGGTTATACAAAACCAAAGCGGCTCTAGCACCATTTGATAGTGCGTTAGGTAAGCTAACGGATGGAACAGCTAAAACTAGTGATTTAATTGGATCCTTTAGTCAACTGCCTTTTGGAATTGGTACAGTGGCTAGTGCATTTGCAAGATTAGCTAGATTCCAAGAAGACAATTTAGCCAGTTATCAAAAATTAACCAATGCAGGTATAGGATTTGCAGGAAGTCTAACTGATATTCGACAAGCATCGGCTGACATGTATCTAACCATGGAACAGTTAACTAATTTAATGACATCTAATAGTCAAGAGTTAACATTGTTGGGCGGTAGTGCTAATGAAGGGGCAATGGCATTTCGACGCATTAGTAAAGAATTAATTCAAAGTTCTGCAGGAAAAGAATTACAAAATTTAGGATATACTACAGAACAGGTTAATCAAGGGCTTATTGATTATATTGCAATTAATGGCGGAAGGACTAAAAAAGATTTAGAAAATTCTGGACAATTAAGATCATCAGCGGCCGCATATATGTTAGAATTAGATCGTTTAGCTGATATTACTGGAAAGACTCGAGAACAACAATCTAAAGATCTTAAAGAAACAATGAGAAAAGCCGACATGGAAATGTTTAGGGCTACTCTTAGTGAAAAAGATCGTCAATCATTCGATGACGCAATGGCTCGAGGTAAAGCACTGTACGGAAAAGCAGGAGAAGATATTGTAATTGCGGCCGCTCAGGGTCGAGCTGTAACCGGTGAAGCAGGTATACAATTAACAGCATTAGCACCTAAAGCGGCTAATGCTATTGGAAACTTTTATAATACTATACAACGAACAGGTAATAAGAGTGCAGAGATACAAAATCTTGAAAATCAAAGTAGAGTATATAATTCTGAGGAATTGAAAAAGTTTGCAGGAACGGTTGGTACAGTTGGGAATCTTTATGAAAAAATTGGAGATGCCGCGTTATTAGGTGCTAAAGATTCAATGACTGGACAAAATACTCTAAAAGGTATACAGGATGCAGAAATAACAAGAGAAAAAGAAAGAGCCACAAGACAAAATAGTGAAGCTGCCACAGCGGTTACTCAACAAAATAAAATAAACGAAGCTAGAAACGAATTTCTTAAGGCAATAAACGAATTAAGTCAAGTTATGATGCCTTATTTGACTAAAGCTGTTATTGCTATAACAGATGCAATCAAATGGTTTACTATAAACTTCAAAGGAGAAATGGGAAATATTGCACTTGCCGCTGGTGGCGTTGTAATAGGTCTTGGATTATTAAAAGTAGCCTTAGGAATAGTAGGAGGAGTAGCCAGTGGCATCGGATCTATTGGTCGAGCAATAACAGGCGGACCTTCTAGTGCTCCGGCAGTAGGTGGATCAAGAATTCCTAATTCTGCTGCCAGAAGCGGTGCCAGTGGAGCCATTGAAGGCGAGCTTGCAGGCGCGAGTAGAGGTGCTTCTGGACTATTAAAAGGTTTAGGTATTGCTGGTACAGCATTAATGATGGGAGTATCAGCTAAAGAGTATTTTGATTTAGAAAAGAAACGTAAGCAAGGTGAAATAACAGACGAGAACGCTAGTCGAGAAAAAGCTAAAGTTGTAGGGGAGACAGGCGGTGGATTAACTGGCGCATTGACTTTAGCTACTGCAGGATCAGTATTTGGACCAGTGGGTACTATCGTTGGTGGTATTGTTGGCGGTATTGCTGGTAGTAAAATTGGTAAAGATATAGCAGAATCATTAACTACTGCTGATAAGACAAAAACAGATACTAAAACATCCGATGCGGTAAAAACAGATGCGGCATTACCACAGGACATTCCTTCAAAAGATCTCTTAGAGGGGGTTAATAGGTTAAATACTACAATGATATCCTTATTAAAGTATATGAAAGATACTGCGTCAAATACAGAAAGAACATATAAAGACGTAGGGAATCTAAAAGGAAAAGTCTGGTAAAATAATATATGTCCTGGAAAAGATACTTCACACCTGTAGCAAATGACGGACAATTAAGTCCAATTAGCGGAAGTATGGGTGGTGCTCATGCTACCCGTCTTAACTATTCTAGTTATTTGCCCGACGTTTATGCCGGTCACCCAAATCGACTAGAGCGTTATGGGCAGTACGATACCATGGACAGCGACAGTGAAGTTAATGCCGCATTAGACATCTTAGCTGAATTTTGTAGTCAGACTAATATGGAAAACGGTACTCCGTTCCAGGTATTCTTCAAAGAACAAGCTACCAACACAGAAATTACTATTATTAAAAAGTATCTACAACAGTGGACTAAACAAAATAAGTTTGATACACGAATTTTCAAAATAGTACGCAACGCATTCAAATATGGAGATGTATTTTTTGTACGTGATCCAGAAACACAGAGTTGGATGTATATAGATCCAGCCAAAGTAGATAAGATCATTGTCAACGAATCAGAAGGTAAGTCCCCTGAACAATATCATATTAGAGATTTTAACCCTAATCTAGAAACACTAGCGACAACAGCTATCAATCCTAGCAATATGCAAGGAGGCGGAAGCCAATTTGGTGGTAGTTATGGTACCGGGCAAGGTGGTGCTGGTGGTTCAAGAGGTATGGTAGGTGCATTTCCTACCACAGCTAATTCGAGTCGATTCTCAAAAAATCAAAATCAGTATGCTATAGATGCACGTCATGTCATTCATATCAGTATGAGTGAAGGGCTAGACAACAATTTCCCATTTGGTAACAGCCTAATGGAAAGCATATTCAAAGTATTCAAACAAAAAGAATTATTAGAAGATAGTATTATTATCTATCGTGTACAACGTGCCCCAGAGCGTCGGGTGTTTTATATTGATACAGGTAATATGCCCAGCCATTTAGCTATGAGTTTTGTAGAACGTGTTAAAAACGAAGTAAATCAGCGCCGCATTCCTAGTGTAACAGGCGGAAGCCAAAGTGTTGTTGACGCTAGTTATAACCCTTTAAGTATAAACGAAGACTACTTCTTCCCACAAACAGCAGAAGGACGTGGAAGCAAAGTAGAAATTTTACAAGGTGGACAGAATTTAGGAGAAATTGATGATCTTAAGTACTTTACTAATAAGTTGTTTCGGGCTTTGCGTATTCCTAGTAGTTACTTACCTACTGGTTCAGATGATGGGGGAAGCAATTTCAACGATGGTCGAGTGGGAACAGCATACATACAAGAACTCAGGTTCAACAAGTATTGCGAAAGACTCCAAAGTCTTATAAACGGACCGTTTGATTCAGAGTTCAAGCTATACTTACATGCCAAAGGCATCAATATAGATAGCAATATATTTGATCTTAAATTTAATCCACCACAGAACTTTGCCGCGTATCGTCAAGCAGAAATGGACACCGCCCGTGTTAACACGTTTAACACAATGGTTGCAGTTCCAATGATCAGTAAACGATTCGCTCTCAAGCGTTTCCTAGGACTAACTAGCGAAGAAATAGCAGAAAACGAACGACAGTGGAAAGAAGAAAACATCGATCTCGATAATAAACTTTCAGCCAGTGCCGAATTACGCAGTGTAGGTATAACAGCCAACGGCATGAGTGGTGATATTGGTAGCCTTAGTGATACTACAGCACCAGAGCCAGGTACAGAACCAGGTGGAGAAATGCCTGGAACAGGTGACGAGGGCAGTGCACCGGGTAGTGCATCACCGACTCCTCCGGCAGCCTAACTGGTAAATACATTACTATGTTATTAAGAGAATTCCTAAGTTTCAATAGAGATAGCCAAGATCCTGTAGAGGATAACCGTTACCTAAGTCAACACGACACAAGTGTATTACGTCAAAGAGATTTACGTAAAACTCGGTTAACTCTAGAAATGTTAAATGATCTACGCAAGGCTGGCGATGCTAGAGAGAAAGAACGTATTGAAGAGTTAGGGTTGATCCGCACTATGTATGCTCAACCTCCTGCAGAAGAAGGTGCGGTATAAACCGCTAATATAAAATATTAGTTAAAAAACTAAATATTTTTATCAAAAATGTTCAAAAATATAATTAATTTTCGAACTATCTAATCAAAACGGCTCATTTTAGGCCTATTTACAATAAGTATTGCTTTATATGTGTAAATATCATACAGCCTTGCCGCTACCCATTTAAGGAGAATTTTATGTCAACGAAGTTTGAACAATTACTAGACTATCTAGTTAACGAAGATATGGAAAAAGCCGATGAGCTTTTCCACGAAATTGTAGTAGAAAAATCACGCTCAATCTATGAGAACCTTATCGCTGAAGAAGATGAGGAAATGGAAGAAGCTGCCGACGAAGAGATGGACGAGTCT